GATCCCATATCTTCATATGCAGATTCTAATCTTTGTTGTAATCCATGAACTTCACCAGCTGGAACTTTTATGGTCATTGGGCCGTCATATTTTTCGTTTACTGATTCACCTGCAAATTTCTTAGCATTTGCTTTATCATCTGAACCAACCTTTGTTACTGGATATGTCTTACCATCAACTTCAAATGAATCTTCACCTGCTGCAATTGCTTTTGCTCTTGCGGCCCCAAACTCATTACCTTCTTCAAGTTCGTTGATTTCATAGTACTTACCTAATACCTCACCAATCTCATCGTATGCTGATTCTAATCTTTGTTGTAGTGTAGAAACTTCTTTAAGTGTTTTTTCAAATACTTTAAATGATTCATTCATTCTCTTCATATGACGAGATACTGTAACATTATCAAACCAATGTTGTGTTTCATCAACAGTAACTTTATTAGCAACTTCAATTAAGTTTTTGATTGATTCAAACACCTCATCTAAATCTTTTGTTCTATATACAGACTCACTATATTTTTTATAGTTCTTAACCGCTTCTAAGAAAGCTTGTTTTTGTTCTAAGGTCAAACCATCTTCTTTTAATTCATCTTCATTTGTGAATGTACGAGCATATGGATTAGAATATACTTGTCCAATCTTCATATTACCGTTGAAGTATGCCTGAGACTTAAACTCTTTTAAAATGTCTTTTAGTTTTTTCATTCTTACTTTCCTATTTTAAAGAACAAACACCATCTATCTCACAAATGATGTCTCTGATAATGTTATTTATTTTTTTATATGATTTAATAGTATTCTTATTAACTGATTCACTTAGTGGTCTCATAAACGCACCATGAGTTGATGGATTGGATACAAAATCCCAACAAACCAAATCAAAGTCATCCTCAACCATTACAACTCCATTTTTAATCTCTTTTATAGAACCCATACCTCTTGATGAGATACCAACAGTACAACCTGCTTTTAATAGTTCTTTGATGATGTTACCAGCTGGAGTTTTTAAGATTTCAACTTTACCCATAACATCATTTCCATTCCACCATACATCCCTAACTATGTGAGATGTATTTTTTAATTCAACAACAGATGAATCAGGATGGTCTAACTCACCATATGCTCTATTTTCTTTTATTTCTCTATTTTTGTATTTCTTTACTTCTCTCTGTAAAACCTGTTTGGGATAAACCCTACCATTTTGGTTTTGAGCCTCAGCTCTTTGTAAAACACCAGTAACTATCAAACGACCATTGTTTTTCTTAAATGATTCGTTTATTTGTTGGTTAGTTAAACTAAATGATTCTGTCTCTATTAATAATTGCTTCATGTTATCCTTTATGAACTTAATTCTCTTAATTTCTGTGCAACTGTTATCATTCTCTCAGAAATTTTTTCGAATCTGTTTTGGGTTGATTTCCAATACTGACCATTATTAACACCAGATTCCTTTTTCAGTTTTACATTTTGATTAACGATTCTTTCCATCTTAAACATCATAGAGTTTATTTTTTTGATTGAATCATTTATCTTTTGGTAATCTTTCATAGATTCGTCACGCTTGTAATCTTTATAAGATATCTCGTTTATTTTACGTTCCATCTTATTTTCAAACGATTCTAATTTTTTTGTATATAAGTTTGTTTTCTTAGCTTTTGTGTAACCATAAGATTTAGGTTCATCCTTTTCATCATCCCCAGCCTTTCTAAATGCATATGGTGTTCGTGGTGGGCCTTCGCCACCATCTAAATTACCTGTAACATTGGCTTCATTCATATCAAAATTATCCCAAAAATTATCAGTAGTAGCATACTTTCCGAAATCATCTGGATATACGTTAATTCTACCAACCGGAATCTCTTTTAATTTAACTTGGGTTTTACTAACAGAAATAACTTTATGTGTATCACCATCAGATTGTACAACTTGGCCTACTTTTACATCATCAAGAAAGCTATATGCTTCTTCCAATTGGCTAAACTTATCTTCTATCTCGTTTATAAAGCTTTTCATTTATATACCTTTTTGAGTTCACCGTAAAGTTCGTAGTATCGTAGTAGTGATAGTACTTGTGATTCAGTAATTGTTTTTGCAGTCTTTAATTTTGAAGTAAGTCTTAAAACTTCATTAACTTTAATGTTAATTACATTGTCGGATATCTTTACTGATTTTAATATCTTGGTAAGATTATCACACTCGGTTACCACAAATGTTTTTAGTTTATCTGAATTATCAACTGAGTTAATATATTCTTTTAATACACTTCTCTGTTTAGTGCTTAGATTTGTATATTTACTGTTAAAGTTTTCAACTAACATTTTCCATGCAAGTAATCTAACTTCTTTTGGTTGCTTTGAATATTCTTCATTAACCTTAGATACAATATCATCACTTGGTGATTTACCTGTTAGATGTTCCATTAATTGAGATTTACACTCAACATATTGTTTTGGATTATCAGAACTTGAATATTCAAATAATTTATATATCGATGCATTTTCTTTATAGTTTGTAACTCTATATTTGAAAAAATCTTCTAAGACATAATTTTTTTTGATATCTCTAATTAGATTGTATTTTTGTTTGTTTAAATTAGTGTTATTTAATTTTAAACGCTCTTTTAACACAATATTTAAAAATTCACTTGCTTTGTAATCTGAATCAAAGTTTTCTTTTAGTGATGACTGATATAATTTCAATTCTTTCACTAATTCACTTTTCTTACCAAAGTGATTCTTAATTATGGACGTAGCCATAGAGTCTTTATTATTTAATGTATCAGTTGCAATTTGTCTAACTAATAGTTCAAATAATATACCAGTATTTTTATACTTACTGTGTTTTATTTTTTTCATTAGGCCTTTTCAATTTTCTATAAAAAATAAGTATGGTTGTTAATAAATATATTAAATATCAGATTTCAGTATATTTTCCTCTTTTAACATATTTATCTCCTCATTTTCCTCTTCAGTTTTTAGTGATTCACTAATTATTTTCTTTGTTTTCATCTTAACATTCATCTGTGATAACATTGCATTTGTTGATTCTGCATTTATGTTTACTGACTTGTTACCCAATGGGTCTCTACCGAATGGTGATTTATCAGTTTGGTAGTTACCACCCTCCTTTGGTCTACCAGAACCTGGCCAACCACCTTTGGGCATTTCAGTTTCAAATTGTGGTTTTTCTGCATCTCCACCGTTATCACCACTTTGTTGTGTTAGTGATGCTAAATCGTGTGGTGTTCCAAATGACTCACCAGTAACTGCAGGGTCATTACCCTCATTCTGAATCTGTTCGTGTCTGAATCCTAACTTCAAGTCCTTAATCACATTAAATTGTTCTTTCTCCCACTCCGATTCTGACATATTGAATATATTTTCGTATATCCATTTTTGAGAAACCATTTTAAGGTCTTTTATATCTGATGCTAATCTGATTTTCTCAGACCAAAGGTTAGCCTTTTCTTGTTCATATATAATAGATGGTGTAGTTAATTCTAAATTAAAGTTAACTAACTCCTCATCTGTATACCCTTGTGAGTATAAATGTACGATTGCAATCTTAGTTAATTCTGAAAGTACAATCTTTTGTACTCTTTCTACTGAACGTGCAAATCTAATATCCTCTTGGGCTAAAGTTGCCTTACCAGAAACACCATCCTCATATCCGATAAATGCCTTTGGAACTTTTAGTGCCGCTAACATTCTATTTTTTAGATACTCAATATCATCAATTCCACCAAACTCCATACCACTTAATGAATCAATTTCAGTACCACTTTGACCACCTCTAACTGGTAAGTAGTAATCTTCTAACATATTCTGTAAGTTGAATTTAAGATTGTACTCACCACTTGATTCATCAACAAATGGTACTTTTTTCATTTGGTCAATGATTTGTTTCATATAAGTATCAACTTCAGCTGGTGGAATGTTCCCAATATCAATTTTGAAAATTCTCTTTTCTGGTGCTCTCATAACACGATGTATCATCATCGCATCTTCCATTAGGGTTAATTGTTTCCAATTTTTTCTAGCTCCCTCTAACAGAGAACGACCATATGGTAAGAAGTTACTATCGGATAATAATCTGAAATGGGCAACTTGAAATGATTCTAAATATTTTGATTCTGGCCGTCTACTTACTGTATTGTGATTCTCTACCTCAAACCTAACAGAATATGGATTATCTAAATCATATCCCTCTTCTCGTATTGTTTCATACACAGACATTGGTTGTGCATTTACAACACCTAACTCATCATCGATATCTAAGTGTAAGTAATAATCACCATATTTAACCATACCTCTAATCCAAGGCCATAAGTTAAACTCTATATTTAAAACATCATAAAATAAATTATGTAATGTCTTTTTAAGTTTTTCGTTACCTGATGTTATACGTAATACATCACCCATATCATTTTTAAGTGTACATTCATCAGAGTATATATCTAATATAGATGATATGATGGAATCTTTGTCCATTGCCTCATAATCAGTATATAATTCTAATTTATTTGAGTGATAATTAAATTTATCGTTATAAGATTGATAGTTTTGTCTGTGGCCAGACCCATGAAGTCTGCCGTATCTATCATAATGTGATGAACTCTCAGTATTACCAGAGCTCTGTAATCTTGATGAATCGACAACTCTAATCTTGTCTTTACCAATACGTCTAACAACTACTTGAGTTGAGAATAATTTCTGAAGTCTACTAAATAATGATTTGTCTGCCATAATATACTTTTATTGCCATTGTCTACAAAATATAAATATACAAAAAAAATGCGTAAATTCCAAATTTTAGAGTAACCATCTTAAATCTTGATTACCATCTTTGGTTTTCATATTCCAAGAATCCTTAGCTTTTTGAGGATTTGTTTTAAAAATACCCGCATTCTTTGATGTTAATGATAACGCTCTCCGATTTAATTCAATACCTTGTTGTCTTAGTTTTAATGCCGTGTCTCGTACCCATAGTGATGTACAGAACGATATTACTAAATCATCATTATATCCCTTCTGTGCTTCTGCTCTGTTACCATTCCATATAAAAACAAAGAGTTCGTCAATAAGTCTTTTAGAACGTATGATTGGAACTCTTTCTCTCATATAAGTATCTAATTTAGATATAACCAATGGCCTTGTCCTACTTGTCATAGAAAAACCTGGTACCATTTGGGATTTATCTTTTAAATCATATGCCTTCTGTAAGTGTATATTTTCGTCAACATATCCAAATTCTTTGTATGAATAATATAGATTTGTGTAGTTTCTATCAATTGCTTCTTGTATTACTGCCCATCCAATATTTGCATTCTCAATCACAAGTAGAGCATCATTCCATTCTGTTGCAACATTAACCAACATATTACCATATTGTTTTGTCCCAAGCTTACCTTTGTATTCAGCAACTTGTTCTACATTCTCCACATCTATAACGTGAAATGCCGAGTAATCTGCACCATCACCCCTAGCGACATCCGCCACTACTATATAATCTCTTGAATAATTAGGTTGTTGCCATATCCAATAATTACCATCAAATCCTCGTTTCTCAACAGGTTCTTGTACGTGAGTCTCATCATACCATTTTAGTAATTGACCATCCACTACTGTATAACCTGATGAAATGAAATCACAATCACATTCTTGAGCTGCAATCTTTTCACCTAATAACTGTGTTTGTTGTTTTCTCCACTTCTTATCTCGTTCAGGATGTACAGTCCAATGTAATTTGATTGGATTCCATCCATCTTCATTCTCACCTTTTAACCAAGTCTTATGAAAGAAATTACCAACACCGTTTGGAGTTGATAATACGATTGCTTTACCACCAGTTGATAAGGTTGATTGAGCCGCGGCCCATATCTCGTCAATACCCTTGATAAATGCCGCCTCATCTATGATTAACATTGATAGTGCTTCAGAACGACCAGCATCACCACTTGCAGATGTTGCTTTGATTTGTGAACCATTACCCAATCTCAAAGATAGTTTGTTATCCTCAACAGTTTCACCTCTTAGCCAAGATGGTAAACTATCATGCATATACCGTACTTTGGTAACCAAGTTTTTTGCAATCTCTTGTTTAGTTGCAATTACCAATATATTTTTATCTTCTTGGAATAACATCATCCAAAGTGAATAACCTGCTGATAGGGTTGAGATTCCTAACTGTCTTGATTTTAGGATAACATTATATCTGTGGTCGTTAAATTCGTTTAATACCCTCTCTTGGAACTGATATAAATCAAAAAGTATTTTACCACGTTTGGGATGTTGGATATAACAATACTTCTTAAAAAAATAGATT